ATCCTGGCCACCATTTTCAACATCTATTCTTTCAATCTTTCCAAAATGAACACTGTCACCAGATTGATTTGATAAAATTTCAACACCGTTTAAAAACATTCCAACAGGTTCATTCTGTAGAGTTACATCGTATTCACTTGGCTCTGGTGTTACAGGAAATCTTCGTAAAAAGTTTTGATGCGTTACGTTTTTATTTGATAATTCACTTGGTGTTAATTGAAAAGTAAAAGCTCCAGTCGTTCCTACACCTGTAATATTAACTTCTTTACCAGCAGCTGCATCTGGTATACTTCTTGATAATTTAATTGTATCATTATCAATTTTTAAAACTGCGTATATAGATCCTGTATCTAATCCAACAACACTATTAGCACTTAGGGTGCTTATACCTAAAGGAGAATATTTTACTAATTCACCATTAAAAAATTTATGATCAGGTATTGTAATTTGATTCGCTGTTTCTGCAATTCCAATATTTACATCGGTAAACGTTCTAATTCTATTATTTGCACGAATTTCATAACTTGGTAAAGATCCAGAGGTTACATATATTTCTTGATTATTTCTAGTTATGTAAGTATTTTGTATATCACTAGTAAAATTAGATACTCCTAATTGATTATTAAAACTTTTAGCATAATTTAATTGTCTCTCAACAACATAATGTTTAGTCTTGTCTAGAACTCCTACATTATCGATACTGATCTGGAACTGGTTAGGATTATCTCTATAGTTTTTAGCATTAATTACACGACCTTCAACATCATCAGGTTGTTGATCATCATTAGTAACATCACGCAATATAATTATGTCATTATCCTTTAAAGAATGAGGAGCTACAGTTGTCACAGTAGCTGTAGTAGTAAAATCATCAATTAGTGATTCGTTATTAACAGGACTTCTTGCAACATCAACTTTTAATTTTACATTATCAATCCAACTATTTAAATGATAGTTTGTTGCATCAGATACTTTTCCTATTTGTCTTGGTACTATAATATCACCAGCGTTCAAATATCCAACATCACTTAAATCAACATTATTAGCTACATTTGTTAATCTAAAGAAAACTGGTTTACTGGCATCTCCATTTTCATAAGCAAATACTGTTTTAGATGATCTTACAAAATCAGTATCAGTGTAACTAGAAGATATACCAGATACACCATAGAATTGTGTGGATGTTTTACTAGTATATGTTGCAATACCAACAGTTAAACCAGCACCAACATACAATTCTCCATTCTCAGGAAATCCAAGTGTTGAATCAACTGTAATAACCGTTGTTCCTATTGATACAGGATTGATTAAAGATGAAGATCCTGTTGGTTCAAATGTTCCAACTATTGATCCTTTACTTAAACTTATTATATAATAATCTCTACCATCTCTTGGGAAATACTGAACGTTAAAAATAGATCCACTTGTAGCTGCATTATCAGTTTGAAATAACGTTTGGCCAACTACGTTGTTAGCGTTCCCACTAATTCTCTCTACAATCAAATCATTGGTTATGACATAATCGCCGTCTGATGGAGAAAATAAGTATTCTATTGGTTTTATAACTTCTGCACGACTATCAAATAAAACTCCAAATAATATTTTTACAGCTTCATCAGTTCCTTTTGATGCATAAAAATCTTTTGCTTGACGTAAAAAATTAGCTTTGTCTACTTTCTCATGTAGATTTCTATCTTCAAATCCAGGCATAAACAATTGTTTTGTTTTTTGCCAAAATTCCTGTAAAAATAAATTACTTAAATTAACTACTTTAGAATTATTTTCATGTTTACTTGCGTTTGATGTAGAGAATACTAAAGCCTCTGGATTGGTTGGTGACTTTAAATTATCAACACCACAAAATCCCCTAACACATCCAGTAAATGATGTGGATGTAATTCCAGTGTACGTAATAATTTCATCATCAATTTTTAGTAATCCATAATCAGAAGGCCACCCATCAGTTGAACTTACATTAATCGTTGCATCATATGAATTTACAAGACTAGTGCATGTCGTAAATCCAATTAAATTATAACTCTCTGAATATGTTTCAGCTTTCTGATAATCATTAAAATTAGTAATTAAATCTATCGACTTACCTTTACTTTCTTCACTTATATAATATTGTTTTAAAAAATCAACAAATAAAGGATTATCTTCGGCTACGAAAGATGGAACTTGACTATTGACAAGTTTATTAATCTGAACTTTTTTAGCTGCGGTGTCTATACCCATTATTGATTAGTTTAGTAACTATATGAGGATGATGAAGAAGATGATGATGAAGAAGATGATGATGAAGAAGAACTTGTAGTAGATGACGAATATGTAGTGCCTGGAGTGCTTGTTATAGCTTGACTATCAGATGAGTGAGTACTTCCTGTCATTCTAGAACCATCACTCATTACGTGGAAAGTTCCATAGTATGCTTGACCGTTTACATATCCAACTAAACTAGATGAAGCAGAATCAGTTATGATATCACCACGAACCTTAGAACCATTTGTAAAACTAGATGTAGAAACATAATTAACACCAGATGTATCTGCACCTGTGGAAATGATGTCCTCAACAACACTAATATTACTCTCAGAAATAGAAAACTGTAAATAGAGATCCTTCAATCCAATAATATCATTAGAATCAGGAATTGCTTCAATCTCAACAACGTTATCTGGTTTAATAGTTGAAAGTATGCGTATTGTATCTATAAGAATTTCACCAATGTCATATTTGACTGTCCCAGCGTTACTATTAACAATTTCTACAGCTCCTGTGTTACTTAATCGGAAAATAATCAATCTACCAGTTTTTTCATCAACGTAAGTGTCTGTAAAGTAACAAACACCACGAATTCCATTGACTCTGAATCCTGTAGACTTTATATTGTAACCTTTGTTACGATTATGAAATTTATTTCCAAAACACAATTCATATTGAGCAAAATTATCTGTATCAACGTCTAAATTACGTCTGATGATGACTTTTGTGATATTTGAAGTTACAGCTGAACTACTATCATCAATTATCTTCAAAACTTTACTATATTTGAATCTACTACCGAAAGAATTCAAATCTGACGAACTTGCATACGTTTCAAGTGAATTTCTGATCGTGGATTTCAAATTATTTACATTTGTAACTGCATTTGTGTTATAATAAACGTTTGTGTTAATTTCAACATACAAATATTTCAAATCTATAAATTCTTGACGAATTCCAGCTACAGAATACCTTTTTAATTTGTCTAAAAGTTGTCTTTTATCAAAATCCGAGATAAATCGACCATTTTTGGGTTTTATTGACAAAAATACCTTTCCATATTGCGGTGGATTGGAATCTTCACCACCATAAGCGGTTACACTCTCTGCATTTGGAAAAATTGTTGGAATTATTGCTTCATAATCGTTAGCCGTGACTGCTCGATGTTGTGCCGAGTAAACTCTGGTAGCTAAATTACGAATTGTGTCAATACTTTCGACTTCAGCACCATTTCTAGAGACTTGATTTGTTATAATATCAGAAATTCCACTTACAATGAGTCCTCCATCGTTATCAACAAGTTTTCCAGCAAAAGAAAAGATAGAAATACCATTTCCACCAGGCCCATCAGTCACAATATATGAGGAATTTATGACATTTCCGTTATTCAACCTCTTTCCAAGAACTCCATCACCAAAAAGTAACTCATATTTCTCATCTTGCACCTCTTGAATCAAATATGTCTCAGAAGATGTTGAAATTCCGACTATATTATCAATTTGTGCGTAAGGTTGTCTTGAAGATGAGCTAATTGTATCCCTAATTTCAACATTTAAGGTTGATGTATCAACATATGCGTTAGGAATTATGTATTTTTGGTTAGGTTGAGACGTATCTACTACAAATTCATTGGTTACGAACGTTCCTTGCTTAATATCTATGGTAAATTCTGCAAATCCATCGGTTACAGGTGATGTAATATCCTCCGAAGTGCAAAAAGTGTAGTTTGTATTCGCAAAATCACCTAATGCAACAAGTCCAGCCTTCAAAGTTACGCTAGATTTTGTGGTTCCAGACCCTAAATCGACTGTAAAACTAATATTTGCGGTTGAAGCTCGTCTTGAAGAGGGTACATAACCTACATTTCTTGCTAAAGCTACGATATTTTCACGTAAAGTTGCACTATCAATGAATGATTCGTTAGCAACCATGTTAGTATTATAGGCTGTAACGTAGGTAT